ATTCCAGCCCGACGTCAACAGGTTCATCGAATACGCCCAGCCCGATGTCAGACCCTGACCGGCACCGTTCACCAGCGGCGCGCCGCCCAGTGCGCCCACCACTTGCGTGTTCGCGTTCTGATCGACCGCAACCTTCAGCCCACCGAGATCGGCGAGCATCCCGCTGTTGTACTGCTCCGCGATCTTCGGCTGCGCATTGAACAACTGCGACAAGCCGCCGATCAGCGACGTGTTCGCCGCCGGGTTGAGCAGCAGATAGATTTGCCCGTCGTCAGGCGCACCCATCTCCAGCAGGCGCTGGCGCACTGCGAGCGCGCTCGCCAGCGTTGCCGGTGGCGTACCCGGCGATCCGACGAGATTCGGAATCGTCGTTGCCATCAGGTTGCCGTCACGGTCGATGCGGTTCCGCACTACTGCCATCTGCGGATTCAGCACGCGATTGGTGAAGTCATCCAGAGACAGCGTCAACTCCTGCGACGTGAATTGGACATCGACGCCGAACTGCGTCGTCAACACCAGCGGAACTTGCGTTTCCGTTTGGTCTTCGACTTGCAGCGTGGCACCCTGCCGACCGATGTACCGGGCGGGCTTGCGCACGTTCAGCGTTGCGCCGATCTTCGCGCCGTCTTTCGCGAACTGGTCGCTATAGGACGAATCGAAGAAGCGCACCGCATTGCACTGGTTCTCCAGAACGATCACCGCCTTGTTGGTGATCATCACCGGAGTGAGGACTTGGTTTGACATGATTTACGCTCTCGGTGCTTGCCGCTTTTTGTGCCGCGCTTCCCACGCAAGATGCTGCTCTGGCGTTGCATCCTTCGGGTAATCGTTGATCGGCGTGCCACGGTTGCCAGCAGGCAGACCGGGCGGCGGCGCGTTGGACACGGAGGTCGCAGACGAGCGCATGGAATTCGCGATTCGGGTGATGTGATGAGAAACTGCAATGTCGGGCATCTGTGAAAGTTGCTGGATCACGCGCGGGTTCTTCGCAAGGTAGTACGCAACATCCCCACCATTTCGCGTCATCGCCATTGCCGCCTCGACATTCGTCGGGATTGGTACATCGCAATTTTCGATGACATCCATGTAATCGGGGTAACGCTTCGCCGCCTCGTGCATCTGCGTTCCTTGGATGGAATGCAGTTGCTCTTCGGCAGCACGATACTGTTGCGCAGCCTGCTGCTGATCCCACGCGCCGCGCTGTTGCTGTTCCCACTGCGCGCGTTGCCGCAACTCCTGCCGCACCTCCTGACGCGCCCAGTAACGGGCATCGGCGCGGTTCCACTCTTCCCAATCATTGAACTGCTCGCGCTTCGGTGGTTGTTCATCCCCGCTCGCCTGATTTGCTGCCTGCTGCGGCGTGAGGATGCCCTTCACCAACTGCGCGAGCAATTCGCGATCCTTCCGACCCTCTTCGCGTGCTTCCTTCTCTCTTGCGACCAATTCATCGAACCGTTTCTGCATCCCGCGTGTCTCGCGTTTCCGCTCGACCACTTCGGGGTCCAGTGCCGGTGGTTCGTCCGGTGGCGCTTCAGCGCCTGTGTCCACGCTCGCCGATTGCGTAGAAGTGTCATCCCCCTCCGGGGGCGCGGCCTGTCCATCATCTGGTGCTGGTGCGGGTGCGGGTGCCGGATCGATTCCGGGCAACGTCAACTCTTCTGGCATGGTGGTTCCCAAGGAGGCGCGACTACGCGCTCCCGATGCACGTCATCGGTAACGTCTTCCCCAACCAAGTAGTCTTGTTCCATCAACATCCGGTCAACACATGTGCGCGGCGGCGCGCCAGTGTTGGTGGCGCGCAGCATCGCGTTGTAACGCCGCAGATCAAAACGGCTGCGGTGCTTGCTCACTACTGGTACAACCTTGCCAACACCGACTGCAACGTCAGCACGTCGGCGGCAGTCGCCTTCTGGTATGACAGCACCAGCGCCTGCTCGACCGCAGCCGCGCCTGCATACACCGCAGACGCTGCGACCGAGATCGGCGCAGTGGTGTTCAAGCCCCAGCCTTCGCCCGACACACCGATGCCCTGCGCGTCGATGGTGGTGCCGTTGCCGCGCCCGGTGATCACAAGGCGCGTCATCTGCCCGCCGCTCGACGTGGCGACCTGTGTCGCGACGATGGTGCCGCCTTCCAGCGCAGCCTCGACGCTGTTGCCGAAATACGCGCGCAGCGTCTTCACGTTGGCGTTGTTGGTACACACCAGCGCGTAGTCCACCTCCAGCCGGAAATTCGGTTTCAGCAATCCGGGCGGGAAGCGGATCGACAGCAACGTCAACTCCGTCGTCAACGTCGCCTGCACCGTGTACGGCACGCCATTGAGCAGGAACTCAGGCCCGCCGCCGCCCACTTGCGGATTCGACAGGTTCATCAGCACCGCAGCACCGGCAACGGTGCCTGCCGTCACGCGAATCTGCGTGGCGAGCGAACCGTTCCCTGACACAGAATTGACCGTGGCAACGGTGCCGATGGGTTGCTGGTTGAACGTCGCTCCGTTGTCCTCCGACCTTTCGATCAGGATCGTGCCGGTGGCACCGGGGATCGCTTCCACGCAATACGCGATGGGACCGGGCCGAAACACCACAGGCACGCCCACCAGAACGCTTACAACTTGACATGGCAGAGACATTGGTACTCCTTCGTCATGGTGCCGCACTGCTGCGGCGTTGTGCCGTCCTCAGTTGAAGACGACGAAAGTCATTCCGTTACCAAATCAGGAAACTCGCATTGGGTGCCGCGTATTGCAACGACGAAAGCTTGAATCTTGCGGTGAACACCGCAACAGAGCGCGGATTCACCGCCGGGTAATACACGATGCCTGTCGGGATCAGCCACGATTCGTTGGTGCCAGCAGCAGGATTCCCCGACAGGATGTACACGTTGTTCTTCGCGAACCAAATCTTCCCGGCATCGAAATCGACGGCAATGCCACAAACGTCGTTGGTGGTGATGATCGCACCGGGCGTGTTCGACGCCTGCGGGTTGCCCTTGTAGATCGCATTGATGCCGACACTGTAGGTGACGAAGTCTCCCGCCACTGCGCTGTTCATGTTCGACGTATTCACCACCGTCGAGGCGGCAAGCCCGACCACGCCATTGGTGCCAGAAGCATTGTCGATCTTGAACTCGAAATAATACTTGCCGGTGCTGTGCCCCACGTTGCCGCGCGCGACATACGGCCCCGTCGCACCGACATTGCCGCCGGTTGCGGTCAGGTTGCCGTTGGACAAAATCGTCCCGCTCCCGGTGTCACCCGGATTGAATGTCACGGCAATCGCGTACTGCGTGCGGCGGCGGCGGAATCCGGGCATGTCAGATTCCGTTGCCCACCGACACGATCAGGTTCGTCGGACCCGCAGCCGCGCCAATCGCCGTGATGCGATCATCACCCGGCGCACGCTTGATGATCTTGCACTGCCCCGCACGCACCGGGTAGCTCGCGGCAACCGTCGCGGCAACGATCTGCGCAGCGTTGCACACCTCAACGAAGACATCGACGCTCGCCGACGTGTTGTTCAACTCCAGCATCTCGCCGCCCGCCTTCGCCGGAAACGTAGTCGAGCGAGTGCCGCTGGGAATCGTCGTCGTCGAAGACACGGCACCGACTGAGATTGTCACGCTCCCCGCAATCGCGGGCATGAATGCATCGACCATCATGGTTGTTGCGCTCCGTTGGTTGGTGGTGCCGACGGCATCGGCGGTTGTCCTTGCTGCGTGCTGGGTGTCGCAGGCATCCCACCCGGCAACACTTCCTCCAGCATGTTGTTCACGTCGCTATTGCCGGTGATCGATGACTGCTCCAGCAGTTGCATCGACTGCCCGAAGTCTGGCCCGGAGCGCACGTTGCGCGACGACATCTCCACTGCGCGCGTTGCCGCCGCCGCCAGCATGTTGGGATCGGCACCCATCTGCATCGCAGAGATGAAGTTGTCCATCATCTGGCCCACGCTGTCGAGCTTGGCGATGAATTCCTGTGACGCAGAATTCTCCGACTCCGCAGCACGCGCCATCTCTGCCGTGTGCCGCTTGGTGATCTGATCGGTGAGCTTCGCCGCGAAATTCATCTTGTCGTTCATGTTCTCCATGCGCAACTCAGCGTTCTGCTGCGTCAGTTGCGCAAGCTGCCCCTGCATCGCCTGCGAGAATTGCTGGAACTGCTGCTGCTGCTGCGCCATCGCAGCCTTGAGCGATGCGATCTGCGGGTCTTGCGACTCGTCACCGTTGATGATGTCCTGCTGCGGCTGCGGCAGCATCGACGTGAGCAGTGCGCTCACCTTGTCGCCGGTATCTCCCGGCCAATCGACGCTCTTCGCGAACACCGCACCCAGCACCGCAGCCTGCTCCGGGCCGACTGCGGTCATAAACTCCTTCATCTCTGACGCAGCCTCGACGCGACGGGTCGCGAACGATGGGCCGACATCAACGACGACATCGAATTCACCCTGCGCCAGATCGTTCTCGACCGTGCCGTCGGGCATCTTCTGGTTCACCACCTTGGTCTGCTGCTTGCCGTCCTCGCCGCGCACCGTCACCGCACGCTGCACGTCGATCACCTTCGGGATCAGGTCGATCAGCACGCGCCCGCCATGACAGATCGCGCGCGACAGGTTGTCCGAGTAGTGGAAGGTCGCGTTGTCGCCCTTGCGCTGTTCCGCAAGGATCGCGCGCCACGGTTGCTCCGGGTTGCTCTGACCCAGAGTCGCGTCCTTCATGCCGGTGATCTCGCGCAGATTCTGCGCGCACAGTTGCAGCATGGTGACGAGGCCCGCGTCGATCTGGATCGCTTCGGTGCGCCCCGGTGGCGTGACGTACCACGTCCCGTCACTGAGCTTGACGGGTTCGTACTCCAGCACCGGATGATTCTCGGTGTTGAGCGTGTTCCACTCCGGGTGTCCCTCAAGCTGCCCGTCGAGCGCCACATACGGTGCCTTCGGCGCGAGCGCAATGCGCTCAGTGGCAAGCGTGAACCAGTAGTTGTACATCATCTGCGCATCGCGCAGCCTGCGAATGATCCCCTGCCGGATGCGCTTGCCGTTGATGGTGATCTCGTCACCCGGCGCGACCATGATCGGGATGTACTTGCCCAGCCACTGGTAGCAGGCCAGCGGACGATCCAGCGCACTGATCTTGTACCAGCGCACCTTCCTGCGCTTGCGCGCCTCGCTGCGCAGAATCTGCGGCGGCGCAACGCGCGGCAACTCAGTGCCGTCGAGAGGATCGACACCGGGCTTGTCGAACGGCTTGTTCTTGCGCTCATAGTCGTCGCGCCACTGCACCGACTGATCGTCCAGCACCAGCAAGTCCTGCTCTTCCTCGCAGATTTCAAAGTAGTCGCACACGCACACCTTGTCGTTCTGGAAGAACGCAGAGTACGGGTCTTTGGCCTGCGCATCCCACGAGATCGACGCATCGTGATCCGGCCACTCGCGCGCGAATGTCTCGCGATCCAGCCAATCAAGGATGAACCCGTACTGGATGTCAGACTTGTCGGGCTGAACCGCAGACGAGTCGAGCAGCACTTGCAGCGCATCCGCAATCGGACGCAGGCGCAGCACTTGGTTGAACGAGTCTTCCTTTTCGTACTGCGTGATCACGCGCCAGTAGCCGACACCTCCGGTGACTTCCTGTTCCAGCGTGCTGTCGTAGATCGCCTGCGCACGCGATTGGTATTCGATGTCGCGCACGATGCCCGCGAGCAGATCGGCACCCTTGTCGGTCGCGCCCATGCCCTTCGGCAGCACCTTGATCGCGGATTGGTTCTGGCGCTGGTCGTTGACGATCTGACGCACAAACTGCCCGGTCTGGTTGAACTCCAGCCACGGGCGCGGCGGTTTCGCTGTCTCACGCTGCCGCCTGATCTGCTCGTTCCACTGCGCGCCGCGCTCCCACGCGAACTTCAAGTCCTGCACATGGTTGTCGCGATTGCTGCCGTCCTGCTCCATCTCGTACTCAAAGCGACGGTACGCACGCTCGCATATCTCGCGATCCTCCTCCTCGCGCGTTTCCTTCTCGTCGGGCTTCTCCACCTTGCCCGACGCAGTCTCGCTCTCGCCGCCGGTCAGCGCAGTGCTGATGTTGGCAGCAGGCGAAGGCAACTCGTCGTTGCTCGGCGGATACATGTTGTCAGCCATGCGTCATCCCATCCATGCGCCGTCGCCGCGCGCAGTGCTTGCCTCGCCGCGCTCGCTTCTGCGCTTGACGCGCTCGACATCGCGCCGCCCAATCGGTTCTGCGAACGTCAGCGCCAGCGTGTCGCCATCGTCAGGTGAGTGCAGGCCGCGCTTCTTCATGTCTTCCTTCTTCTCCAACTGGATGCGGTTCTGGTTGTCGAACCCGTACTCAGGACCGACGAGATCATCACGCAACTCGCGATCATCATCGATTGCGCCGGTCTTCAGCCACTCGCGCAGCAAGCCCCAGCACTCCGCACGCTTGTTGTAGTAGTCGAGCGCCGCACCGGCACGCGATCCGTTCTGCACTTCGATCACCATGCACGGGTGCTTGCGCCCCAGCATCTCCATCACGCGATCAACGACACCACCACCGACACCGTTGCCGTCGATGAAGCACGCCTGCGGTTTCTTGTCTTCGATCTCCTCCACGATGTAGCCCGCGAGTTGCATCGTTGACGCGCCGCTGAACTTGCGCGGCGGGATCGAACGCGCATCGCGTCCGCGCCGGTAACGCATCACGCTCTTGTCGTCACCGTAGCGCGCAACGTCCACGCCCAGCAGCAACGGTGCGCCTGCATCGCGATCAGGCTCGCGCATCTGTGCGTCAGACACCAGATCGTCGGCGATGAACTGCGTCGATCCTGCGCGCGGGAACTCGCCCTTGACGCGGATGCGAACGAAGTCGCTGTCCTCACCGTAGTCATCGACCCACTGCTGCGCCTGCACCTTGTTCGCCATGCGACAAGTGCGCGAGTCGATCTGCCGCGTGATCCATCTGTGACGCAGACGCCCGAAGCATTCGCGGAAGCGTCCGGTGTTGCGCGTCGGATTGCCGAATGCGAACCACAGCACCTCGCCCGTCGTCTGCGCGCCTTCGGCAACGTCCCAGATGATGTCGGCGATTGCGCTCGCCTCATCGAAGATGATCAGCACGCTCTTCGCGTGAAGACCGGCGAACGCTTCGCTGTTGTTCTCGCTCCACGGTATCGCTGCGACGAACCATGTCTCGGTGTGCGCAACGTGCATGAACTTCGTCGCAGTCCAGCGGAACCAGTGCGCAGTGATGCAACGCTTCCACCACACCGCAAGCTCGCGCCACGTCTTGGTGTCCAACTGCGTGCCGGTGTTGGCGGTGACCACGCCA